AGACTCCCAGCGTTACTGGAAGATAGCACCGTGTCTCTTGATAACGTCGTGCCGCTGGATGTGTAGGTTCCAATCCCAACTTCCCAGTTAGAACCTGAAGCATCTGCGATGGTGTAAAAGGTGCTGTTCCCGTTACCTACCGCAGCAAAGGATTGAAAGCCGGTTGACGCACCGGCAAGGGTTATTGTCCCCGTGCCAGTGGTTGTCGTGGTTTCTTGAACCCGATCAGCAAGGACGAAAGCCATATCATGCTGACAAGCTGAAGGTGTAGGTCACAAGCAGAATATCCCCGGAAACTACTGAACGATCACCGGGAGATTGGAAATCTGCCGCCGAAAACAACGTGCCTGTCGTACCACCTTTTGCACTTCCGCTGGTTAAGAAAGCCCCGCCAACAGTTGTTGTAGCGTTCATGGTAAACTGTGCTTTACTTGCGGAATTAGTGACCACCGACGGATTAGCGTTTGTCGCAGCGGCAAAAGTTGCCGCTACCCGCGTTGATTCACTGTAGTTTGTATTCTCTGTCCATCCTATATGGGATGACATCGTATCTGTAGCGGCTGGCGTATTACTTGCCCCAGCACCGTACAAACCCACATACCAAGTCGTAATCTGTGCCGTACTGGTTAACGCTACGCCAGCCATGTACTGAAGCCCGACGTTAACTACAAGGTTCTTGGACTCAGCGGTCCACTTGAGTTTACCGTCTTTGTCAAAACATTCCACCAAGTATTGGCCCGTTGCTTTGGCTAACTCCCCCGAATGAGGACTGGTGATTAACCCGCTGGCAGCGGTATCGGTTGCTTTCGCTTTAAGTTCCATCATGCGATCCTCAAGACAGAATCAGTTGCGCCCATTGGCGGAAAAGTAATAACCAAATTTGAAGCTGTTTTAGTAATTGTGTTACCAAAACTTAAAACACAAACCGCACGATTGCCGTTTGTTGAATTGTAAATCAGCGCCCCTGCACATGAAAGCGTTACGTTGGTAAACGTTGCGTCATCAAACGACCAATATCCTGTAGTACCTGAAGAAAGAGGGGTAATGTTTGTAAGTGCAATTCCACCGGCGGTGTAATTGGTTCCACTCGACGATACTTCCCCAGAGGATGTGTATACAGTGGTGCTAGCACTGAGATCGGCAGTTGCGACGTACAAGGCGAGTTTAAATACATTTCCCGTTGTCCTTGTAAAATTGTGCAAGCCTTGAGCAACCTCGGCCTTAAAGCTTGTACACATTGTTTGGTAGATTGCCATACTACTTCACCGGATACCGTACTTGACCAGAACGATAAGCGTCCTGACGCTCCAAACCATCTGCCAAACGCTTTGCAAGTGCAAGAGCTTCTTTATATTGCGTGTCTATTCTGCCAAGCATGTCAGGCTCAGCTTTAATAAACGTATACCCTTCTTGCAGCGCTCCATAAAACAAAACTGAATCAAAATTGTCACCGAGCCAAGAAGTGCCAGCAGTCACAATTGATTCTGGGTAGTAATAATAATGAAGCTCGACGTTATAAATTGCATCAGGCGTTGGGCCAAGAATAAAACTTAATTCGTTGCTAATCACCCCACCCGTTACTGTTGGTCCAAAAATAGCGTAATGGCGGGGGCGTCCTGTATTACCTGAACCAGTTGGTACAGGGTAAGCTTCACGAATAAAGTTAACGTCTTTATTAAGTAAATAATAATACCGCCCGTCGTCATCAATAACTGCCATACTGTATGGCGATAAAAAATCACTGGGGCATTCAAGGTATCTATTATTTGTCGCTGTCACACCCGTTACATTCTTGCGAATGGACGGAAACTGCATGGAGTTATAAATACGCTGCTCAGCCTGTTGAACAAAAACAGCAAGCTGTTCGTCCGACGTAAATGTCGTAACCGAATCAGAAAAAGTAATCGTCGGGAAGTCGTTCTCGACATACCCTCGGATCGCCTTTTTTAACTCCGTATAATTCACGCCATCGGCCCCCGGCACATAGTGCCCTTAGTAGCTGCTCCAGCCCCACGCATTTTAATTCCAGAGGTTTTAACAGGCTTTTCTAACTTGTTTGTGTACGCACCTGTGCTCATGGCAAGCGTATCGGTGTTGCTATGATTAGGACCAGATCCGGGCTCACTAGAAATGCCCATCTTCTTACCCTTCATCGTGTGCGGTTCAGCATAAACTGATGCAGGGCCGATTTCTTTACCGCCTTTTTTCATGCTGTAGCTAGCCATTACCGCCCCCTTTGATTTGCAGCACGAGCAAGGTTACGCCCCATTTTACGCATATCCATACCTGTAGGGCCACCCTTCTTGAGCTTAGTCAGTGGCTGACCTTTGTGCTTGGCTTTCTCATGCTTGTGCACTGCACCAGCAATCATCTTTTTGTCTTGCGCTAAATCTTTCTTATCCATTATGGACTCCTACGATACGGTGACAGAATTAACCAAACCCTGCGCTACTAAATCGTTTGGGGTAAGCGCAGCATCAAAAGATCTTGAACCACCTACAGGGTTAAAACCCCACTGAATAATTCGACTGCCCATTGTAATCGTACCTAGCTCATCAATGCTAGCGTCATCATTCACAGGTTCAACTTGCAAGCCATTAAATCCAGCTTGCCTATAGGAATTAGAATCTACTCTTGGGTTGCGTATGGCTTGCGGGTCATATACCGGATACATGCCAAGCTGTAATTGCGGCTGATCTTTTTCCCAACACTCTGGACAGACAAGAATGTTTACGTTCTTAGTCTTAATGACAAGGGATTTAAGCTGCTTTAACTTGTACCTAAAGTTACAACGATCACATTGGGCAATCGCATATTTACCAGAGGCGAACTGATTAGGCATCCCCGCCACCTTTTACGTAAGCAGGTTCTTTCATGGATGCCCTAATATTCTGTAAAAGCTGGCGAACTTCCAATCTAGCTTGCATAACATCTTCAGGTAACGGATTAGCGCGATTGCCATACTTTCCACCATCAGGCCGTTTAATGGGGTACTTCATAGCCACATCAACCTGCGAGGCTTTTACAACTAAATACGGGCGTATTTGCGCGAGGAACTCCATAGCCCCGTCATTTTTAATACCCCATCGATATTGAACAGCCCATCGACGCCCTTGAGGAGTTTTATCCCTGCTAGCAACTATTTTCCCCCCAAACCAATTTAAAAATAACTCCAAACACGGCAAACTAGTCTGAGTAACTTGCGCGTGTAATACGGTTCTAACCCCGTGCCTACACTTATCATTTTTTGAAAGTTCAACAATTACACAACCTTCCCCATCAAAAAACCCAGCAGCCCAAGCTAATTGCGTTTCTGTAGGCATCAGAAGCTCCCAGTATTACCCAGATACATCCTGCGGGGCACAAAACGGACAGCAGCCTTCTCACGATCCTCGCCAGCAGCAAAGTTCCACTGCTCTTCATAAGCAGCTTTGAGCATTTGGAGCCGCTCCATGCCTTCAGGAATCTTCTGAGCTATGTAATAAGCTAGCCCTGCGGTAATACAGGGAAGAAACCTAAACGGCATATCAGGGGTTTGAATCCCGTCACCAGCATTCTGAATACGACGCATCCGCCAGTAGACTACTTGATAGTACGGCGAGGCTTCGGTACCTTGGTCAGGTACGGGCCAAACTGTGAATTGGGGGTGGGCGTTTGCACCCGGAGAATAACTGCTGGTTGCGGGGTACGTGGCTCCAGAGTTGCGGCTGATGTAAATCTGTATCGGTCTTGCTTGAGAAAGTTTGTTTGGGATTGTGGCGTAGGTGGAGACACTAATCCGGGTAAGTGTGAGGTCAGCTTGCGTAGAAACATTACCAGCCCCCGTTCTTATAACGTGCTCAAGCAAGTCAATGGTGTCGTCCGGTAAATCGTACGTCGCAGTGCCCTGTACCAAATTCTTAGTGCCCTGCTCAATCGTCCACATATTGATGCCACGATTTGCCCACTCAATCGTCAGTAGGTTCATCGAACGACGTGCAGTACGCAAGTCGTAACCAGAGCGCATCTCCCGACCAGCCCTCTCAAAGGCTTCCTCGGCTATGTCTACAAACTCAAGATTAAAGTCGGTTGAGCCGCTAGTGGTCATCTAAATCTCGCAGTCTTTGCGGCAATTTTTGCCGGTTGTTTGACGAACTGCTTACCTGCGCTCTTTCCAGCCCGTTTAGCTCTTGTAGTCGCAGCGTATTCAGCAGGTGTAAGAGATTTAATTGCCGCCTCCGGGAGGTATCGTTCGCCAGTTGCTTTTGAACCCTGTGTGCTAGGTTTGCCACTGCGTGTCCTCCACTT